CGAAGACCACCGAAACCTTAGATAAGTCAAGACACATCTTTCGACATGTACACCAACTTTCTAAGCTTCATCGATCGGTTATTGGGCGGCCTGTGCTACCAAGGCAAAGGTAGCTCCAGTCATATCCACTCGTGTCTCGAGGCGGACGAGGTTCCGGGTTCATCACCCGGCGACCTCGGCCCGCTCCGTGTAACGCCGACTGGACATTCTCCCTACTGCAAAGTGTCTGTAACCTACCCGACTGAGGACCCATGGTGGATCCGTGCTGTGCTCAAATTCCTTCGAGCATACCACGAACTCATTCTGGATTCCTTCGGGGAGAGATCCTTTCCACTTCGCAGTTTCGTCAGTTCATTAACAATTCTTTTTGACCCATCTCTTAGTGATCACCTCTCGTTGATTAAATACCTCAAGTACTGCACGGTTTTCCCGTTTGCCCTCTACTTCGACCAGGATTGCCCGGAGTCGCCTCCGGTAATCCCGTGTTTAGCTGGGCATCTGCCCTTTAAGGGTGCCATTAGGCAGTTCCTGCAGAGTAGGTGTTGTCGGAAAGGTCATACCTCGCGGTGTGACCGATTCTTCAACGGCCTGTTGCAAGGGGTTAAGAGGGCGTGTGAGCCAGCCCCCCCCGACGTCGTTGATAACCAGCGCCGCAAGCACATGGAGACTCTCTCGAAGGAGAGTTTCCCCAGCTTTTGGTTTCAACCTATACTTGAGAGTTACTCGCAGAGGTTCTGGAAAGGTATAAGGCTCGACAGTTTCCGACTGCTCGAGGCCTCAACCTCCGCCTCCTTTAATTATCCTCGCTCCTCCGGTGGGAGTCGTGAGGAACTGCGAGATCTTTTTGAAGAGCTGAGAGGGTTGTCCGAGGTTAGCTATATATCAGATCGTGATGGTAAACTTGTCATGCATCGTAGCGGAGTGCGTGCCGAGGACGAGATCGTCTCCTTGGTGCGCGAGTTAGGTGAACAGGAGACTCTGGACAAGATCGTCCTGCCTGGTGGCTTCGAAACCATCCAGGCCGTCTCCCTAGTCCCGGTGAAGACCCCTTATCGCCAAGAGCTGGTGAGCTCCCGCGTTGAGGCCGTCTTGGAACCACTGAAGGTTCGGCTTATCACTAAGTCCGACGCCCTTCGTCAGTGGGTCTGTAGGTATCTTCAGAAGCAGCTTCATAGACACCTTAACCGGTACCCCCAGTTTAAGTTAACTGGTGAACCTCTCCGTCTCGATCATCTTTATGAGCTTTGTGAACGCGCACTCCGTCTTCAGGCGGGCGGGCGCTTCGAGTCTGCTGACTACGAAGCCGCCACCGACAACCTGCGGATGTGGGCGACCAAAACTTGCTTTGAGGCGTTCCTGATGACATTGCCCGAGGATATGGCTTGGATCAAGCCGTTGGCCCGGGATGTCCTATATGAACAGGACGTCTTGTCACGTCTGTCTACGAAAGAAGACCTTCATTTCAGACAACTTAATGGACAATTGATGGGTTCTATTATATCATTTCCAATCCTGTGTGCTATCAACTTTATATGCTTCTGGTCATGTCTTGAAGATGACCTCAATCGACGAGTACCTATA